TGGCGAGGTGCTTCTTGCCCGTCGCCCTGGTCGTGAGGGTGTCGCGGACGTGGGCGGCGGATCGCTTCGCCACCAGCCGCAGCCGTTTGCCCATCATCCGGCTTTCGAGCTTGCCCTCGCGGCAGAGAATCCGCACCCAGCCATCGGTGCAGCCGATGAACTCGACCGCCTCCGAGACCGTGAGGTAATCCACGCCGTCGATGTTGTACGCCATGCTGACCATTCCTCGAATACTACCGCTAGCCTATAGACGCGTCAAATAATCGCGGTGTTTTCGCCCGCGAAACACGCCTTTTGCCGATTGCGATAGCCACTGCGTAAAATGCCACTACTGAACAGAACTCGAATGGAGACGAGGGGGGTTCACATTTGTTCAGTATGGTAGACTGCGTTTTTCACAAGAGGCTGGAAAATGGCCGATTCCGCGACGCTCCGCTCGATTCTGGATGAAGATTACGCTCCGCTCAGGGGGCTCGCCGCGAAGGCTCTGTCGCAGTTCCGAATGAGCCTCCAGAGGTACGCCGAGCACCTGGGGCGAGAGCCCACGGTGGCTGATTTGACGGGTATTTCGGTCCAGCGGTTCCTTTCTGCCCGCCGGCAGGCGGTCGCCGTCGCAACCGTGGTCAAGGATAGGACGCATATTGTCGCCCTGTGGGGCCACCTTTTTCGGCTCAGGCGGGTCGAAGTCGCCCCGGCCGCGGTCCTGCCCCCCATGCGAGCCCCGCGGCGTGTCCCGCGGGCATACCGAGCCCACGAGGTCTCAGCGGTCATCCGGGCCGCCCTGGCCACACCGGGCGGCATCGACGGGCGACCGGCGGCGATCTGGCACGCGTCGCTCATTCGGGCAGCCTTTGAGACCGCCGAGCGGGTAGGGGCGTTGCTCGCGGTCGAGTGGCGGGATGTTGACCTCAACGAACGGACCATTCTTCTCAGGGCCGAGACCCGGAAGGGTGCGAGCCAAGACTTGCTCAGGCCAATATCGCAGGAAACGTGCCGCTGGCTGGCCGAGCTTCGCCGCGATGCCGGCGACCGGCGGCTCGTCTGGCGATGGGACCGCACACCTACCCATCTCTGGGGCCACCTCCGCCGTATCTGCAAGAGGGCCGGGGTCCAGTGCCGGGGCTACCACGGGCTCCGCCGGGCAGCCGCGAGCTACATCGCCGCAGCGGGGGGGCTCGGGGAAGCCGCAGCTGCACTCGGGCACGCTTCGCCATCGACAACCAAATCCCACTACGTCGATCAGACCCTCGCGAAACCCACCCGCAGCCATCTCGACATGCTCCCTCACCTCGACATCGGCGACGAGCCGCCCGACCCCGTGGCAGACGCCAAGGAAGCCGCCCTGCGGGCTGGCCGGCAGGCGGGGCGGGATCTCGCAGCCCGAGGGGAGCCGTGTCCCGCACGGGCTTCTATAGACGCTCTGGCGGCGGGGGCGGGGGTGCCGGTCGAGATGGTAGCCCACTACCGGCGGGGGCTTGTGAGCGGCTGGGCTGCCGGTCAGGAAGACCCGGCCGCCTGACCCGACAGGCGGGGAGCGGCGGGGGAAAGGGATGAAAACCCCGCCGCTCAACCCGCCGCCCGGTCTAGTCGTGAGCCGCCATCCAGTACGGCACCGTCGTCTCGGCCCGCCGTGCCGCCTCGACCTTGAGCCGTCGCAACTCGAAAAGCAGTCGCAGCACATCCGCCGCGAGCGTCCCGCTCGTGCCCGTGTACGCCCCCGAGAACCGGCGAGCCCGGTGCTCGCACTCCGCGAGGTACGCGTCGGTGAGGGGCTCACGAGTCATCGGTGTTCCTCGCGATGAAGCAGGAGAGCCAAGAGCGAGTAGCTCGCGAGATCGAAGAGGTTGTCTTCGAGCGACTCGTTTTCCAGCCGCCCGGTCGCGTTGTACGCGGCGAGCCGCGTCACCTTGTCGGAGAGCCTGACCATCGCCCCTTTCCACGACGGGATGCCGACGAACTTCGCTCCGTTGCGGATGTTCGCGAGCGGGTCTTCGCCACTCGGGCAGCCGTAGTCTCGACTCTTCCTTCGGTGCATCTCCTTCAACGCGTCGCACAGATCGAAGAACGCCTGCGATGTCGGGTGAACGTCAGACTTCAAGAGCGAGTCGCCCCGCCACGCTTGGGCGAGCACCTCGGCTGCACACTGCTGGGCCGGCTCGCAGCCCGCCAGCGGCGGCGGCGTGTAGCCCACGAGCTTGTCATCGCTCGGGTCGGTGCTCGCGAGCCGCTCCCGCACCGCTGCCCGCAGTTCATCGTTCGCTCTCTCCAGAATCGCCGCTGTCATGTGAGTTCCTTTCTTGGGCCTGCGACGTGCGTCGCAATCATCCCGCCGTCGTTGGCGTAGATGAAAGTCTCCATCGCTTGTCTAGCGTTCAGAAATCCCAGGCTCGCGTGCCAATCATCGGCGACGCAGAGCGAGGGTGCAGTTCTGACCAGCACGCCGTCGATCGTCTCGATGGGCCGCGACCACTCGGCCGCCGTGGAGTGGTAGTGTCCCGTGTGGTACTCGCGATAAGGGCACGCTGCCCACTGCGACGCCGCCTCGATCGCCATGAGTTGCGGGAGCTTCTTCTTCGCCCGGTGCCCGTGAGCGAAGCCGAGTAGGTTCCGCCCGTGGCTCAGATACTTCCGCCCCGTGTAGTTGCCGTCGATCGTGATCCGCTTGTCGTTGCGGTATCGCTCCAGCAAGAGCCGATGGAAGACCCACGAAAGCGTCTCGTCGTGGTTGCCATGCACGAGCACCACATCGGTCGGAACCGTCTCGGCGGATCGCTCCACGATCCCGAGCAGCGTCGCCACGCCGACATCGAGCATCTTCTGCAACCGCCCGTCGCGTTCGAGCAGCGTGCCGCTGGAGGTCTCGGCTCGCTCGGCTCGGTCGTAGTGGAAGAGATCCCCGAGGAAGGCGATCGTGCGGCGGGTGGGCTTGTGGGAATCTCCCACCGCCAGGAGCTCGTGTCCGGTGTCGCGAACCACCCGCTCGGCAATCGAGAGATCCCAATCGGCTCCCGTGGTCGCCTTCCACGAGTAGTTCCCGAAGTGAGTATCGCTCACGACCAGCACTTGCCAGAGCCCCGGCTTCGGCTTGCCGTGGCTCTTCGCTGCCGGGCGGCGGATGTCGCGGGTCGCCGCCCCGATCATCGCCTCGACCGCTTGGGCGACGTTCGGCCCCGCTTTCGGTCGCAGCCTGACGAACACGCGATGCAGTTCGGTGACGGTCGTGCCGCCCTCGCCGTCGCCCGAGGCACACTCCCACTTCGTCGCCTCGCTCGCGGCGACTTCGTACCGCGTCATATCCGCTTCGATGTGGCGAAGCAGATCCTCGACCGTCTTGATGCGGCGGCTGGTGGAGCGGGCTTCGAGCGTGTCGCCTTCACGCCGCTGCGTCACCTGCTCAGAGGTCGCGGCCGGTGCCGGGGCCGGGAGGCTCGCGGCGACCGCGGCTTTCAGTCCTGCCTTGCCAGCCATTCACGCACTCCTGACGCCGTGCAGACCGGGATGCCACGCTCGCGGCAGTTCTCGACGATGGCGGCAGCGAGCCCGCGACCCGACGCCTGGAGCGTGCCAGCACGCCACTCGCGGCGGATGTCGAGCAACTCCTCGCGAATGTCTGGCTCCAGGCGGTCGAGCCATGTAGGCGACCGCTTGCTTGGCTTGGCGGATTCGGCAATAGCATCACGCAGGCTAATCACGCGGCACCTCCCTATACCCGAGCATGGTCAGCACCCGCCGCTGCACGCGGGCGAGTTCAGTCACCGCCTCCTCACTGATGCTCGGGCCGAGTACCGCGTGGGCGATCTCGTGGAGCACCGTCTCCATCTTCTGCGATCCCTTGCAGCGATCGTCGATGAGGATTCGCGGGCTCGTGGCGTTGTCGAAAAACGTCCAGCCCATCGCGTCGCCCTTCAACCGGGTGAACCGCAGGAGCCAACGCTTGCCGTCGATCGTGATGTGATGATCTTCAGCCACGGGCAACCCTTTCGCCCGTCAGTGTCGCGGGACTGTCAACCGAACACGGCTTTCGCGTACCGTTGGGCGAACCGCCTCGCTCGCATCTGCACGCGAGTTCCCCATTCATTGAGCCACCGCTGGCGAGCCTCACACCCGCAGCCGCCGGGAGTGCCCTCGGTGCGCGTCCACCGCTCGACTCGCTCTTTCGTCACGCCGACGCGAGTCAGGCACCGCTCCACGAAGTCGCCCAAAAGGAACGGCCGCCAGACCTCGACCGGCGGCGGGCGGCACTCGCGAAACGTGGGCAGCCGCCGGGCTTGGTGCCCGCAGACGCGGCACCGAAGATCGACGGGATCGTAGTCGCATCGGGTCACGAGATCGTCGCGGTGTAGGCAGGAGTGTTGAACGCCCCAGAGACAAGCGTGTACGCCCCAGCCGGGGGCAAGCAGACGGGGAAATCAACGCACGTGCAGCCAGGGTTGTAGGAGCCCGGAACGAACTCAAACTCCCCGGCATATAGGTTGATCCGAAGCCGGCACTTCTTGTAGCACGTATCGTCGCAGTCTGCGGCAACGAATGTATTCAGCAATCCCGGCCCAGTGTTAGCCAGCGTCGCACATGGCTCTATCGCAGCCTCTAGCGTGAACGCATAGGTAGTTCCCTCAAACACATACGAAAAGCCGCCTTCCCATAGCGTAGTGTTCGCGTTGGTGCTGATTAATCTACTGCCTCGACTCAGTACGTAGTCTCCCTCTGCGGGCCTGCCAAACGAGCTCTCAATCAGATATTCCAGGTTGATGGTGACCTCGGCCGGCGTGGCTTCTTCGTTAAGGCAGCACGAGCCACAGACGCCGGTCGCATGAGATGAGCCGCCAGCGATTGAGGGAACTACCGGGGAGCCCGTAGCATCCTCGACACTTCCGCCGCCCGAGACAACAGTCGCAGTAACGTCGTTGAACGCCGGCACGCTCTGAGCCTTGTCGGGAAACTCCAGCGTAAAACTACTGCAATCTGCGATTTGTTCCTCGGTAGTCAGGCTGACGAGCGGGGCTTGAAGCAAGGATTTCGCGGGCTCGGCAGTCTTGTCTTGGCGGTACTCAAACACAATGGCTGAAGACGAATACGTGCTGAGAGCCAGAGGGTTGCACAGATAGGCTCGGTACTCGCACGCGTAACTCGGGATATTGAAGAAACTCCCAAAGAACTTACTGCGGGCCAGCACGAACGACTTCCCGTTCATGTACTCGCCCATGCAGTACTGATTCGGAAACCCCTCGGCTTCGTACCCGTCGCCTCCGTTGTTGACCGTGACGCTCGTGATCTCGCCGAACGTCGGGCTGTCGGGGTCATCGTCCACGTTCACGGTGAACGTCGCCCCGTCGCCATCACTAGGGGCGATCTGGTCGAGCACTACTGTGATGTCGGCGACCAGCGGCGGGGCGTCGGGGTCTTCACCGTAGAACGCACCGCCGTCCGAGAGGTTGATGCTTTCGATGTCGCCAAGGGCTTTGTAGTAGACGCCGGCAGACGAGATGCTGATCGAGTCGATCACGCCCGTGTCCTTGAAGTACGAGCCGCCGTACAACACATCCACCGTGTCGATCACGCCCGTGTCGAGGAAATACTGGCCCGCGTTGTCGATGCTCAGCGATGTGATGACGCCGCCGGTCACGTTTGCCGAGACCTGCCCCGCGACCACGGTCTGGCCAACGGATGGCACGATATCGAACAACTGCCCCTGCGTGTAGCCACTGCCGCCGTTCACAACCGTCACACCGCTCACGACCCACACGTCGCCAGACTGCACGACTGTCACGGTCAGGATCGCACCCGAGCCACCACCGCTGACGAGTTGAGCGGCAAGGGTTGGCTCGTCGCGAACTGTCTTGACCTCCAGCGTGGTCGGATCAAGCTCAACATCGTCAGCCCCAAGGATGATGTTGAGGTACTGCCCGTCGCTGTATCCGCTGCCGCCGTCAGTGACCGTGATCGAGGCGACCTCCCACGATTCGGGAGTGCCGCCCAGACTCGCGACGTTCACCGTCAGGTCGGCCGGGCCAGAGAGCGTGAGCTCGGGCTCGTCTCGCACCGTGCGAATCACGAGCGTCGCTTGCGTCTGCTCAACGTCGCCGCTGCCAAGCCCGACAGTCGCGAAGTCGCCGTCGCTGTACCCCGTGCCGCCGGCCGTCACGGTGATGCCAGAGATATACCACGTTTGCGGGCTGGAGCCTGTGACCGTGAGCGAGACGGTGAACGTCGCACCGGCGCCAGTGTCCTCGGGCGGCTCAATCGTCAGGTCGGGCTCGTCTCGCGAAGTCTGAATCAAAGCGGACGCTGCGGATTGCTCAGTCTCGCCAGCCCCGAGCGTGAACACGATCTGCCCGCCATCGGTGTACCCGCTGCCGCCATCGACAACGGTCAGGCCCGTGACCGCCCAATACGGCAGCCCGCATTCGTCCTCATCCTCCGTGAGCGTCACGGTGATGTCGGCTCCCGATCCGCCCGAGCCATCGGCAGTGATCGTCGGCTCAACGCGTGCGAGCGTGGCGTAACCGCTGCCGCCGTTGGTCACGGTGATCGCAGTGATCGCCCCGCTTGCCGTAGTGGGAGTGGCCGTTGCACCGGAGCCGTAGCACGAGCTGAACGAAACGAACAACGCATTGAACGCCGGGCCGACATCGGGGTAGCCATCGAATGTGACCGTCACCGTGTCAGGCAGTTTGCCCGTCGCACACTCGCCGCAAGGGATGTCGCAGCACGGGCTGCACGATGCCCCGAGCATGAATCCCAACGGATAGAGCGAGAGGGAAAACGCGAGCACCGCCAGGAGCGGAATGGATGCCGGCTCAATGGACGCGAGAAACTCAATCATGAGCAGCGTGCCGCAATCAGATACCACGCGGTGCCTTCCTTCGCGATAGCACACGGGGTCGATGTCGCCGTGCCGGCAGTGGTGATGACAGCGAACAAGTTGTAAGCCACGACGGTATTCGGCGTCGCCGTGACGCCGCGAAAGGTCAGTGTCTTCAGCGTGTCAATCGCCCATGTACCAGTAAAGGTACACATGCGAAACACCTTGCCGCCGCCGGGCGTGTCCACCCTGCCAAATGTCAGCGGTGCCCCGTCGCGATTGCCGCCCTCGACTTGACGAACGACGGCAGCGATCCGCTCGGCGGCACCGCGAGTGAAATCGACGCGGGAGGTACTCACTCACTCCTCCAAGATCTGGAGGAGCAGCCGCGAGTTGGGAGCGTTCGCCTGGGCCGCATAGTTGCCCGCTGCCAGCCGCAGCACGGCAGCATCGCCCGGCTTCAGCCGCACCGTCTCGAACAGCGTCGTGCCGCTCACCCGGCCGAACGAGATCGTATGCGTGCCAGCGGTCGCCAGCGACCGAGCGAAGCACAGCCCGAGGCTCGACGCCGACGCCGTGGTGATCGCCTGGGTGCTCGTGCCCACGTTGAGCGTCAGAGCCAGAAGCCCCGTCGTGGCGAAGTCGCTCGTGATGTTTGACGCGTTGAGGTTCTGATTCAACGCCCCGGCGTTTACGTTCACGTTCACGCTGTAGCTGATGTCTGCCATGGGAACTCCTAGGACGGCGGCGTGCCGAAATACTGTGACATTGAGATTCGCTTGTAGACGCGGCGAGTGAGGATCGCGGGCAAGGTCGCGCCCGACTGCTTGCCGCCGCTGCCGTTGAGGGCGATCGGATTCGCGGAGGCGACTTGCTCGCCGTCCGGCCCCGCGACATCGGCCCGCTTCTTCACGCCGCCGTCGATGTAGTTGAATCCCACATCGGGCAGGAGCAGGCTCCACCCGCTCTGACGGCAGAGCAGTTCGCTCGTGATCTTCCAGTACCGCACTTCCTGACCGTTCACCGACTCGACCGCTTGCTCGCCCGAGATGCCCTGCACCTTCACGCCGTCCTGGGGGAAGCCGAGGTAGCTGCCGTCGTTGACGCAGTTCGTGACCGCTGCCGCGAGAGCCGAGGGGAAGTTCTGCCGGTTGCTCTGGATCGTGACTTTCTGCTGGGCTTCATCGACGCTCAGCCCCTCGAAATAGTCGCCCGCCGAGTTCGTGAGCGGCTTCTGCGTTGAGCCGTCGTAGTAGTAGAGGGCGGGCACCGCGACGCCTTGGGTCTGAAACTTCCACACGTCGGGCCGCAGCCACGGCAAGAGGTCGATGTCTCGCTCGCTCGCCGCTGGCACTTTGTACCGGGCGATCGCCTCGTGCCAGTAGCGGTTCTCCTCATACGCCTCGTTGACCTCGACTTCGTAGCACAGGGCAAACGCGTACTCGGGGTGCGACGAGCCGTGCGTGCAGCCGATCGCCGCGATCACCGTGCCCGCGTTCGTGTTCGGGTCGTTGAGCGTCGCGATGAATCGCCGCTCGAACTCGGGCGATGCCCCGATCAGATGCGTCGCGGTACGCGCCAGTTCTCGCCAGGAGTGAACGCTCATGGTCAGCCCGTCCCCGCGAGGATGTCAACCTTCTCGGCGTTCAGTTTGGCGATCTCTTTCCGCATCGCCTGGAGTTCCTTCGTCTGGGCTTTCGCCTCCGCGATGGCGGGGTCTTCCTTCAGCGTGTCGAAGAATGCCGAGATGCCGCCCGAGCGGATGTCGTTGATCTCGACCGAGCCGGTACGAACGGTGGCGAGCTCTTCGGCGCGGGCGAGTTCGATCTCGAACTGGCGGTCGCTGATCTTCGCCTGGGCATCCGCGATCTGCTGGCTAACGCGTTCGAGTTCCCGCCGCTGATCTTCGGCTCGCCGCTCGGCCTCCTCGGCAATCCGCTCTGCTTCCTTGGCAGCGTCCTCTCGGGCTTTCTTGGCACCGCTCGCAATGTCGCCCTCGCGGGCCTCTACTTGATCGAGCGTCGCAAGCCGGGAGGCGAGGGCGTTGATTGCCTCGGTGTCCCCGGCGGCTCTGGCTGCCTGGAGTTGCTCCTCAACCCGCACGATCTCCTGCTGGATCTTGAGCAGATTATCGGCCGCCCTCGCCCGGCTGGAGTCGCCGCCGAACTGCTCATCGACGCGGATCTGTTCGAGGTTCGCGTCTATGATGTCTTGCACTGCCTTGGCTTCCGCTTCAGCCCGCCGCTGGGCTTCCTCCGCGAGCCGCTTGTTCTCCTCCGCGACCCTCCGTGCCACGTCGATCTGCTTCTCAAACTCGGCGGTAGCATTGGCAACGCCGCGAGCGTACTGCTCTGCGTTCAGTTCGCCGTCGTTCGCTTGCTCTTGCAAGTCAGCGAGTGCTTGCTCGAACTCGAACGCGGCATCGAAGCCAGCCTGCCCGAACTCGCCCGCCTTGGCGATCGCGGAGTCGAGACCCTTCTGCGAGTCGGCGAACGCCTTGTCGAGTGCCTTGACCTCTTCCGCCGTGCGAGTGACGGCCTCGGCTGTCTTCTCTGTAGCCGCTGCGGTCTCTTCAGCGGTCGAAAAGAACGACCGGAAGAAGCCGATCGTGCCGTTGACGGCATCGCCGAACGCCCCGAACACCGAGCCGACGGTACTGAGAATCGGCCCGAGCACGGTGCCAATGGTCTGGGCCACTACCGTGACGATGTTGATGAGCCCGCTGAAAGCCGTAGCGATGCCTTCGACCAGACCGACGAACGGCAGAAGCACCGACTGACCGAGACCTTGGATCGCTACGCCGACTTGATCGAATGCAGCACCCAGACCGGAAAACGCCGTGCGATCGGTCTCGCTCAGTGCCGCCCCGAAGGTCTGGATGTCATCGGCTGCACCGCCTAACTCATTGAAGAACGGCAGCAACTGCACGCCGCTGCGACCAAACAGGGCGATCGCCGCTGCTGACCGCTGGGCAGGGTCTTCGATTGCAGCCAGACGCTCGCCGATCAAGTCGATCCGCTGTTGCTCCGAGAGTGCCCCGAAGTCTTGAACCGAAACGCCGAGCCGCTGCAACGCCGCCTGGGCTTTCTTGCTCTCTTCGTCTGCCCCCGCGAGCGTGTTCTGAAGCCGAGCGAACGAGCCGCTCAACTGCTCAATCGAAACGTCTGCCCTGCGGCCGGCTTCCTCCAGCACTTGCACGAACTCGAACGAGACGCCCAACTGGGTCGCCAAGCGACTGAGCCGCTCGACGCGATCCTCCAGGGCAACCAAGCCACGCACAACAGCAACCGCCCCAGCCGCGAACGCCGTGATGCCGACAAGGGCAAGGTTCCAAGATGTAGCCAAAGATGTAAGTTGCGATGCAATCCCGCTGATGCCTGACTTCAGCCCGCCCGCGAACACCCGCGACAGCCCCTCGCTCGCACTCGCGATGCCCGAGATGCGGCCCGCGATGTTGCCCAGCGGGCCGGGCAGCACCGAGAACACCCCCGAGAGTTCGTTGAACTTGAGCGTCGTGCTCGTCGCTGCGGTGTCGATTTCTTTCTGCTGCACCGCCAACCCGCGAGCCGCACGCTCCGCGTCGGTCAGCCCCTTCGCGGCGTTCTCGGTCGCCCGGTTGTAGGTGTCTAGCGAGATCCGCCCGGCATCGACCTGCTCTTTTAGTTCGGCCTGGGCACGATCAAACCGCTCCAGGGGCAGGAGGTTCGCTTCGGTGATCCGGGCCGCACGCTCGAACGCGGCGGCTTCTTTGTTGATCGATTCGGTCAGCCGATCAAACCCTGCCGCAAACTGGGTCGCACCGCCGCCGTCTCGCAGCGTGTTGACGAGATCCTGGGCTTCCTTCTCGAACCGAGCCTGAGCCGACGCCGCCGCTTCGCTCTCGCCCGCGAACTTCGCGAACTGACTCGTGAGCTTGTCGGCTTGATCCCCCAACCCCACAAGCGCACGCTGCACCGGATCGAGCTTCAGCCCGCTGGCGTCAGCCGTGACCCGCAACGCTAGTGAGAGGACGTTAGCCATTGTTCACTTCGAGATCGCCGAGACCGAACTGCCGTCGCAACTCCAACAACGCCGCCATGTCCTGCGACTCGTGCTGCGGCGGCTTCTCTGTCGGAATGAAATCCTCGGGCTTGGGTCGTTTCGAGTTCTTGCCAATGTGCGGAGCCAGCAGTGCCGTGACGATCAACGCCGTCTCCCGCCACGAGTCGGGCAATGCCGAGTAGTAGCGGTTGTAGGCGATCCATTCAGAGAACTCGGCCGAATCCATTCGCGTGCCCAACTCGCCAACGGTCATGTGCAAGTCGCGAGCGACCGCGAACATGTACCGTCGAGTCGGGCTCGCGTTCAGCCTTTTCCCAGTTCTTGCACATCCTCCTCTGTCATCCGGTTGTGTTTCATCGCCTCATCAAAGAGTCGGCCCATCACCGCACCCGACTTGCTCGCGAGCTTGTCGATCTGGTCGCGGCTGAACAAGAGCTTTCCGGTCTCGTCGCACAGCACGCCCGCGAGGTACTGCGTGCGGAAGTTCTCGATGCCCGTCTCTTTTTTGCCGATCCACTTCCGCTCATACGAGTCACGCTCGCCCACGCTCATGACGCGGATGAAGACATCGCCGCCCCACTCGGGAACCGCGACTCGCTTCAGCCCCATGTCATCCGCCGCGAGAATCTGATCTGCCGTCAGTGCCATCTGTCACGATCTCCTAGGGATTAGTCGGAGCCCCGACCGTATCCTGCACTCTAAAAGTGAAGGCAAGCCGCACGACCTCATTCGCGACGGCTTCGATCCGCTGGTCTTCGTAGATGCAATCTGAATCGAAGAACGTGACCAGCGTTCCCGCCGACGCGGTGCGACCCGAGAACGTCAACCGCTTCCGCCGCCCGTACTCACTCACGGGAAGATGAGCGGTCGAGAATCCAGCCAGCCGCAACGTGCCCAGGCTCGGCGTCCACGTCGTGATGCGACCGAGCGGCAGCCCACGCTGGGCGTCAAGTTCGAGCGACTGCACCTCTTGGAGCGTCTGACCGCCCCAGGTGATCGTGAACCCTTGGCATGGAATCGCCATGACGGCACCCCGTCATGACTAGCGGGAGACCGTGATGACGCCCTGGCCCCGGATCGCGTCGTTCGTCGCCAGCGTGAGCGTCGAGCTCTGCACGGTGAAGTAGCTCGCCGTGGTGCCACCGACGAGAATCGCACCCGCAACGGAGAGCTTGTACGTGCCGGTCGAACCGTCCGCGATCACGATCTTGCCGATGTAGTCGAACGTGATCTGCCGACCCGAACCGCCGTCCTCGGCAGGCACCACGAGCGGCGGCGTCAGCCGGGCCGCAAGTTCGCCGGTCGTTTGCCCGAGGTGGGCAACGTCGATCTGCGAGTCGCCGGCTGCGCCGGGGTTCGTGTTCGAGATGACGATGTTCGTGACGGTGTAACCCTGCACACCCAGCGTGAGTTGGGTGCCAAGGCTCGTGGCTCCACCGGATGCGGTATCGTGCGGGGTCGAGAATGACACGGGCTAGATCTCCTGCCAAAGAATGGTGTAGGTCTGCGTCACGCTGTAGACGGCGGGCAACTCGCCGCCGGCCAACTGCACGAACCCATCGCTCTCACTGAGCAGCGACACGTTCCTGACTGAAATCCAGTTTCCCAAGGCACCGTTGAAACCATCCAGTACCACCCGGCAGCGGTCTGCCAGTTCCCTTACTCCCTCATACGTGGTCGCGTACATATCCACGGCCAGCGTCACGGTAGCGATCCCAGACGGGCCGGATAGGGTGGCTTCCCGCTGCACCGCCTGCCGCCGCCAAGTGACGAACGGGATCGCCGCCGAGGCGGGGGCGATGACGGGGTACACCCGGTCGCCCACGATCTCCGCGACGGCGGGGGCGGCGACCAGGGCATCGCCGATGAGGCGTTCGGGGGATTTGACGCTCATGTGCCGATGGTTCCCGTGGATCGCTGCGAGAGGGTGTCGAGGGCTTGCTCCAGCGAGAGCCGCAGTTCCCGCTGGAGAATCTCGGCGACGGTGGGCTGCGTGCGTGCCCACGCGGTCTTGAGGGGCGGCTGCCCGTCACTGCCGCCCGCCGGCATCGCCGGAATCGTGATCGGCTGACGCGACTTCTTGAAGAACGCGTTCGGATAGCCCGGCTCAGTGATGAAGCCTTTCTCGCCGCCTCGGAACTTGTTGATCTTGAACGGCCCGAGGCGGTTGTAGCTGCTCGCGTAGAAGTAAGAGTTCGGGTCGTTCACGAGATGCGAGGTAACGCCGTGCCCGCGAACCGAATGACCCTGCACGGTGAACGTCTTGCCATTGCGGGTCATGGTGTACGTGCGTCGCTCGAAGCCCGGCTTGTTGTAGCCGGGGCGGTTGTAGGCCTTCGGCGGCGACGGTAGGCGGATCTGCCGGGGCTGCGTTCCCTCTTCGAGCCACCACTGGTGGAACGCCCGATCCGGCCCCTTGCGAACGGTGCCGCCCGCCGCACTTTCGGAGCTCGAAAGCCCTGCCCGCCGGAACCCGAGTACGGCAATAGCTGCCCCGTCCTTCGTGTAGGCGATCACCTTCTTCGCCACCGCCCGCCGCAGGTTGCCGGTCGGCCCGAGCGGCGTAGTCTGCTTCAACGCTTGAAACGCTGGCTCGATCGCCTTCGTCAATGCCGCCTTCAGAATGCGAGCCTTGTCAGCCGGCGAAAACAGCCGGCCGATGTCCTGCTGCAACTGCCGCAGTTCAGCCATCTCGGCAGTGATTTCAATGCCCGCGACTGCCATTACTCCACCCTCTCCGTGCAGAGCAACTCGTGCTCGCTGCGGTTTGCGTGTTCGAGCAGCGTCGTGATCTCCAGCACCCGACCACGCCACAGGAGCCGCATCGTCTGCACAAGCCCCGTCACGTACCGCAGCCGCACGCGGTGCGTGCCTTCGGTCTGCTGCTGCCCCAGGAGCAGCACCTCGCGAGACGAGAGCCCTTCCACGCTCGCCCATCGCTCGGCAAACGTCGCCCACTCCAGCGTGGTCTCGCCGAGCGAGTTGCGTCGCTCGGTCGCCTGCTGGATCGTCACCCGCTCGCGGAGCTTGCCAGGGTCAAGTGCCATACAGCACCAGCGTGTAGGAGGCGGTGCCAGCGGTGCCGATAACTTGAATGCTCAAGTTGTCATCGGCAGGCTCCATGTCACTCACGCTCACAGCCCCGCTTTTGGATTGCAGAGAAAGAAGGTTTGCGTCAGACAGTCGCACGAGATTCCCGCCCGTCGCTGAAAACGCCACGCGAGACGGCGCGGCTAGCGTTGACAGGCTGCCATCGGCATTGCGGTATGTGGGCGGAATCGAAATGCTTGCCCCAGCCGTCCCCGCCGTTCCCGTCACGATCGCTACCTTGCCCGACGTGTACTCGGTCGCATCCCGCAGCACGATCGTCTTCAGCGACTGTGCCCCGCTCACGGTCGTGCTGTCAGTGAACGCCACATCGACCGAGATCGTTCCGCGAACGCTGCTCATCGGTAGCTCCCCCACTTCGCCGAATCGAGCAACGCCTTCACGCCGAACGGAATCTCCGACAGGCTCACCGCATCAGCCGCCATGCGGCGTTCGTACCACATGCCCACGAGCCACAGGATCGCGTTCTTCACCCGCTGCGGCACGCTCGCCCCGGTGCCGTCACGCCCGGCGTGCCACGTCACCGCAACCGCGTTGTAGTCCAGCAGATGCGAGGGCCAGGAGCCGTTGTAGTTCGTCCGCAGGACGCCCGGCACGCTGTCACGATCGACCCGGTACTCGGCAGTCGAGAGCGTGGCGGTGCTCTGGTTCTCCAGCGTGTAGGTGATGCTGACCGCCGTCACCGTGCCGCTGGTCGCCATTGGCGGGCGGGGCAACTCGATCTCCACGGGGAACGAGTCGAGGGTCATCCGGTACTGCGTGTGAACGAACGTCTCGTCACAGTACGCCTCGCACCACTCGCGAGCCGCCTTGAGGTAGGCAGCGATCAGAGCATCGTCGGTGTCGGTATCGACCCGGCAATGTGCCTTCGCTTCCGCGAGCGTGACCGGCTCAACCGCCGGCTGCGTCAGAGTCTTGAGACTGCGGTATCGCATTCGGTTTCCTGCCGCGTCGCGGTCGTGCGTCAGCCCGCTCGACCTCGGGCTCGGCCGTCGCCGTCTCGATCAAATCCATCTGCGGCTCCCGCACGGCGATGCCGTCGCGAATGAGCCGCTCCGCTGTGTCGCCCTCGCAATCGACCACCCGGCCGACGGTGTAGGTCGAGTAGTTCTGCGTCAGTCTTATTTTCATGATCCGGGGGCACTCCATGCAGTTTTGGGCTTACCGTTCGCGGTGTAGTCGCCGACGTATTGAAACACGGGCTTCTGGAGATCCTTGCCCGGCCAGACCGAGACGTACTCGCCGTGCCCGATCGAGACGCGGGGCGTGACGTAGACGCGGTTCCCAGCGGCTCGGAACTGCCGCCAGAAGTGAATATCCGCGTCCACGCGACCATCGCCGTATTCGCCCGATGCGTTCGGCTGATCTTGGAACCACGGCTTCGGCGTTCGCTTCAGTGCTCGCGTCGAGATCAGCGTGCAGCCGAAGTGAGCCGAGTCCACCTCTTGCACAGGCTCCGCGAACCACGACATCGGCAGTTCTGTAGACCCGCCCTCGGGCGGCTTGTCCAGCGTGCCGGGCAGCGTGAACATCGGGCGACCGTCCTCGCGTTTCACTTGCAGCGGGGCGAGAGCGTCGCATTGAAAAGCCATCGCCAGGGCGACGAGCTCAGAGACTTCACGCTGCCCCCAGAACGAATCGAAATCTGTGCAAAGGATGTACTCAGTCGAGTCAACGAACTGCTCTAGGCACCGCTGGAGCACCTGACCCCACAGAGCCCCCTGCCCGAGCGTCGGGCGGATGCCGAGCGGCATGAGAGCCTGTGCCCAGCCGAAGAGATTCGCGAGTGGGCCGAATCTCGGGCCGCTCATCACGCACTCGATCCGCACATCGACATCCGTGCCGCCGACCTTGACGATCATGAAGCCCTCAAACAGAGATGGCGGGCACGGCTCATGCCGCACCCGCCATCCACTGTGTCGAGGCTGTCAAGCGATCAGCCGCTGTACTTCGCGAGCACGCCCTTGGCGGAAGCCGACTCGGGGCCGACCTCGCCCTTGCCGAGCCGAGCTACGATCGTGGTGGCGAGGCTGGTCGCGGGAGTGGCGTCGATCTTCAGATACCGGCCCTTGCCGCGAAGATCGACATCGAGCCGCACCACGCTCGGCTGGGCCGTCACAGCCACGCTCGCGGCGGGCACCGCCACGGTGTAGACCGAGGAGCCAGCCGTGGTCGTGTCGCCCTGCGAGAGCGTCAGCACGTTGAGGATCGACGCCGAGGTATTCGCGGGGGTCGCCGATACCGCCACGACCACATCGACCGACGCGTAGTCGTAGCCGAGGCGGTCGATGGTCAGGGTCGCCGTTCCGGCGGCCGAGGTCACGGTGGAACCCACGACCGTCTTGGATGCTTCGAGATGGTTCACGAGTCAGAGTCTCCTAGAGGGTCAGAGGGTTCACGAGGCGAACTTGAGAGCGACGAGCGGGCCAGCCTTGCTGGAGTCACCAAGGTCGTGGGCGACCATCGCGACGCGAGCGGTCGCGAAGGTCAGAAGCTGGTCAAACTCCACGAAGCGAGACGCGTCGGTCTTGACGCTGATCTCCCGCCGGGTGCCCATCGTGCAAGCCTGCGAGAGATCGCCGAACAGGCAGGCGATAGCATTGCCGGTGCCGGTGAGCCGGCTCTCCAGCGGATGCGTCAGCACCACCGGGAAGCCGAGGAAGTTCAGCCCGCCACCCGCAGCCACATCGGCCCCATTGTTGCCGCCGGCAGCCATGAGGAGCCGCAGCATCGAGGAGCCGTAGCCGGCCGGGCTGATGTACCACTTGGCATTCCGCCGAGCGTACAGGGGCAGCTTGGCTACGAGGTTCGTGTAGTCCAGAAGATCCAGAGTGCCGAACGTGTTGTTGCCCGTGTCAGCCGTCACGACGCTCGCCGAGTGCGTGCCGTCGTTGATGGCGACCGCAACACCCACGGTGCCGTGGTAGAGCGAGCCGTTGCCGGTTCCGATGAACCCGGAGTTGTCGAAGGCTTCGGCGTAAGCCTGGGCCACCTCGACCGCCATCGCATCGGCGAGATTGATAACCGAGTCCTCGATGAGCGACATCGGGACGCGGTTATCCACGCCCCAGATCTTCGCGACGAGTTGCACGTTGTCGAAGGTCACGTCGCTCGTGGTCGGAGCGGCGTTCTCGCCGATCGGGCGAGCCGACAGTCCGCCGGTGCGACGGGCGATCAGCAGCGTGTCGCTGTTCATCGTCACGTTGCGGGCGTTCGCCGGATAGGCACCGAACTCCTCCACGAGCCGGATGATCTCGGTCGAGAGCTCGTCGTTGGTCAGCACGCCGCCGAGCGAGTTGATGCCGCCCGCCTGGGCACGGCTCTGAACGCCGTGATCGGCACACCACCGACGAGCCTCCTCGTCATTGAGCAGACCGGCACGGATCGCCATGCCAGCACGGTAGGCACGCTCTTCGCTCTTGAAACCGCGAAGGGGACGGCTCGACTTCGGGATCGCGAACACGGGGGTCTTGCGACTCTCCACGGCGGGGGTCTCCTCGGTGGCTTCGATCTTCTTGGCGGGAGCGGCACGCTCCAGAACGCTGCGGAGTTCCAGTTCCTTCGCCTGCACGCGAGTCAGGAACTCGATCCGCTCCTTGAGCTTGTCGGCCCGAACTTCGAGCGACCGGAGCGACGCCTCTTGCTCTTCGGTCATCGGCTCGGCGGGAGCCTCACCCTCGGGGGCGTCCTCGGTCATCGCCTCCATCTCGGCAACGACGGCGGCCAGTTCTTCGAGCAGTGCCTTGATCTTGTCCACGAGGGAGGCTCCTGTAGTCGGGTTCGTGGCGACGCAATCGCATCGCCTACCCCGAAACTAGGAGTCACGCCCCGAAACCATGCAGTTAGGCACGCTCGGCAGTAAAAGACTTCCGCCGCACTTCACTGCCCGGCACGATCTGCTTGTCGGTGCATCCGCACCGCTGGCACCGCAGATAGCGAGTCTGATACTCGCCGCTGCGAACACTCGACGCGACGGCGTACTTGCCATCGCGGCACCGGGGGCACGAATCACCACTAGCGGCCATGCTGCCTCAGATACTCGCGGATCTCAGCGGCACGCGACCGGGCGAGCGAACGCTTCGCTACCTCGATCTCCTGCTGCTGCCGGTACTTGTCGAATGACCGCTGGGCGACCTTCACATCGGCATCGGGATACGCTGGGAACGTGACCGGTCCGACATCGAGCAGCGTGTCGATCTTCTGGATCGTCCGCACGCTGCGACCATCCTCGACCGCCCACGAATCGCCGCCGCTCGGCACGGTGAAACTGAATGACGAGCCCTTGACGATGCCCGCTCGGATGTTGCTGGCGATGTCTCGCCCGTAGGACGTGTCGGGGACGGGGAACTCGTACCGCAGCCCGACCTCATCCACGGTCATCCGCAGCGTGCCGGGATAGCGGGCGAGCGGGTAGTTCGGGTCGTGGTTCCACAGGGCTCGCGTCTCCAGCGGTTTCTTGCGACCGCGACGCTCGGAGACGATGCCGAAGGCACCGGGGTCAAGCCTCTCGACAAAATCTCCTAAGTCCAAACTGAGAACTCCAAACTTGGCGGCATAGCCGATAACCCATTCCCGCTCGCTGCCGTCATCCTCGCTGCGGCTCTCGACCGCGAGCAGAGGCACCGCCGACTCGATCTCGTCAATCGCCAAGGAACGCCGTTCGATGTTGCCCATGATGCTCCTGCCTTCCTCGTCAGCCGCTTCGATCTGCTTGGTCAGTTTGCTCGCCCACGCTTGCCCCGGATCGCCGCCCCACAGAGCCCACGCGATCCGGCCCGCACTCGGGAAGCCGTCCTCGCCGGGGCTCCAGCCCTCGCCCTGCTTGTCCACTTCGTGCCGGGCGAAGTAGCTCGCCATCCGCTTCGCCGTGTCGGGCGAGATGTTCGTGCCGTTCGACAGGTCGCGTGCTCGGGCAACGCCGACTGCCGTGCCGCCTCGGCCGTACTCGTCTCGCCAAGCGAGCCCCTTCGCTGCTTCCTCCCGCACGCCAGCCGGCGGGCTGAAGTCGATGTGGTCATACTTAGCCACCCTTCCGCCTCCGAGGCTTCCGCTTCGGCTTGCCGTAGGCGCTCTCCTCGACCGGCGGCGGCTCGGGGAGCGGGTCGATCTTCGTGAGCGTCGCGACCTTGTGACCGACTTGCGTCTCGGTCGCCCGCCATCCGCCGCTGACCTCTTCGTAGACCGTGATGAGGGCGGCCGGGTCTTCCTCGGTCGCGTCGATCGTGAAGTCGGTGCCGGGGATGTCGAGCGTGCCGTAGTC